TGGGCCACAATGGCCGAGCAGATGGCGAATACCCGCAGGTCGCGGGCCTAGTTCCCGAGACATCCCCACCTCCCGTGGGAGACGTTGTCGGTTCCGTCGATCCACGCCCGGAGGTTGCTCGCACCCAGAGCGCTGTACAAATCCCCGGACGGGTCCAGGATCAGCGGCGTGCCCTGGAGGAACTTGACCGCGAACCCGCCCGGCGTCCACCCGGCAGGCGATCCGGCGCCGTCCCACGCCACCGACCCCTTGACGTCGCCGGCGGTCAGCGGCGTCACCGACAGCACCGCGGAGTACACGGCCCCCGTAGACCCCGCCGCGATGTTCTGCACGGTGATGGCCGCCCCGGTCCCGAGGTAGGTGGTGACCGCCTGCTGCGGGTACGACCCGATGGTCCCGGCATTGACCGACGTGGCCAGCAAGACCGTCCCGGCGTACAAGCCAAAGTTGTTCGCGTCCCCAACCGCTGCCGCTGTTGCCAGGGTGACGGTCCAGGACAGGAGAAACGCCCCCGTTGAGGCAGCCTGAGTGACGACCGGCGTCCCCGCGCTCGGCGCAGTGGCGGGGGTTGCGGTCCCCGATGTTGCCGGCCCGGCCGCGGGGGAGCTGGAGGTGCCCGCGGGAATAGTGACATCGGCGGTCACGATGTACCGGCCAAGCGTCATGCGGTCACCCCCTCCCTGGTCAGTAAGCCGTCTGCGGGACGCCTTCGACGCCGAGCGCCGGGGCGAGGCTGGCGACGGTGACGAGCACCCCGGTCAGGTGCGCGAGGTCCATCCCGCCCACCGGGACGCTCGTCCCCGCGGGAGTTCCGGTGACGATCACCACGTCAGCGGACCCGGCCGGGTCGATGATCAGCACCTGGCCGGCGGCGAACGAGGTCCCCCCGGCGGTGAACGGCAGCGCCGGGCCCCCTGCGGACACGCCGGCGGAGATCGCGGGCAGCGCCCACGCCCACGTGGGGGCGGCCGAGTAGGTGACGGAGACCGTCGCGCTGACGGGGACCAGGTACGTTCCTGCCGAGGTGCCTGCCTGGGTGCCGTTGACGACGACGGAGGTCAGGGTGCCGCCGGTGATGGTGACCGCTACGACGGTCCCGGTGCTGTTCGTCACGGGGACGGTCGTGGCGGGGACAGCGGGGCTGGTCACTGCCGGGGCACCCAAGGTGAAGGGCCACTCGCAGCGCAGGCACCGGTACGTCAGCACCCCGTACGGCACCATCGGGGCCGCGAACCAGCAGCGGGGGCAGCGCAGCGACGCTACATCCAGCGGCTCCAGGGTTCCCCCGATCCACGGCATGGGCTACCTGCCTGCCTGACGGGTGCGGCGGGGCGGGAGATCGGCGGCGTCGACCGCTGCGGACGTCAGGTGGTCGGCCATCTCCGACGGGTCCGGGCGCATCGGCTCCGAGCCTTCGGGAGCCTTGCCGTCCTGGAGGAACTGGACGGCAGACGATCCCTCCGGGTCAGGGCGGGGAGCGTCGGAGCCGGGCGGGGGCGTGGCAGGCCGGAACAGCCGGCCGGACACGGCTCGCGGAAGCACCAGTGACGGCATCTCATTCGACCCGTCCGGGCCGGACAGCTTGCGCACAACGTCGACCTGGCGGCCGTCGCGGACGCCTTTCCGGTTGAACGCGCGGGCCTCGTCCTCGGTGAGGTACACCGTCTCACGGGCGTACACCAGGTCGGTCGCGCCGTCCTTGTCGCCCCGGCGCGGGACGGACAGGTTGACCAGGGCAACGTACGGGTCACCGATTCGGGTAGCCGGGGTTCCCTTGTCCCTGGCCAGGAGCTTGCCGAGAGTGGCGCGCTCGTCGTCGGTCAGCGGGCGGGAAGGTTCAATAGCAGTTGCGGTAGGAGGCATAAACGAACACCTCCTAGGGCATAAGCGGCCTCCGCCGAGAATGAATGCCGTACCACATCGGGTATGCTTGGAATGGTTACAGCGGCTGCAAGATCTGACCAAATTCCACCATTTCCCCGACCCGCCCTTTGCGAGCGGGAAGAAATGGTCAACATGATGCGTTTCTGTCGCGCCGCAATAGAAACACGGATCATGGAGAATGCAAAGGCGATAGGCGACAGATAGCTCCCGGTCGAAATCATCCATTCCGGCAGCAGCCGCGGCCCTCCGGCGCCCCTCCGCCGCGTACCGGGCCTCGCGGTTGGCCGCGTTCCACGCACTGGCGTATGCGCGATGCTCCTCCGGGTGCTCCGCGCGGTACTGCCGGGCATACTCTCGCAGGTCAGCCTGGTTGCGGTCGTAGTACTGGCGGTTGTACTCATCGTGGTCGCGGTGTTCGTTGCAGAACCCGGTCTGGTTGCCCCGGTAGAGGGTCCTGCCGCACTCCGGCTCGCCGCACTCCGGGGCAGGGTTGTCAGCGTCCCAGCAGAGACTGCGGTGCTCCATGCACCGGCCCAGGGAATTGTCCGGACGAATCCGGGCCTCGCAGCCGTCGACAGAGCAGAGGGCCCAGTCGATAGGGGACGGGATGTAGTAGACGGCATGCTCAGCGCAGCGGCCGGTCGTGTTGTCGGAGCGCAGCCGGTTCGGGCAGCCGTCGGCAGAGCAGAGGGGGCGCTGCAGGCGGCGTCTCGCGGACTGCTCGCGGAGGACGGCGTAGAACCGGTCACGGGAGGCGCGGGTAGTGGCGGTCTGCCAGGCGTGCGTGCCGCAGTAGCCGGACTCGTTATCGGCGCGGAGACGGTTGTCACAGCCGTCCGCCGCGCAGATGCGGACGGGAACCCGGTCCGTCGCGAACTTGTGCGCCTTGCAGTAGCCGGTTCCGTTGTCCTTGCGAAGCGGCTCGTCGCATCCGTCGACCGCGCAGGCGGCCCGCTCGGCAGGGATGTAACGGTGAGGAGAGCAGCGGCCAGTGGTGTTGCTCGTGCGGAGCTTGGCGTCACAGCCGTCGACTGAGCAGGTGTCCCGGTCGTTCCGACCCTCCCGCTCGGCTCGCAGGTCAAGCCGGTGGCGGTGCTGGCAGTCGGGGCAGCGCTCGTGATTGGCGCTGGCCGGAGTGAAGACCTCTCCGCAGTCAGGGCACGCGCGATCCGGGTAGATGCGGGCAACGAACTCGCGCTTCGGGACGGGTCCGCTGCGGTTCTTAGCCCTCTTGTGCGGGGTGCAGAAGCCGGTCGTGTTGTCCTTGCGAAGAACCGTCTCGCATCCGTCTTCGCCGCAGACATCGCCAGCGGCGGGGATGTAGGCATGCTCCCGGCACCGGCCGATGGTGTTGCTGGCGCGGAGCCGGGCCTCGCAGCCCTCGGCTGAGCAGATCCTCGGAGCGGGGGTAGGCTCCATGTGTCGGACCTCTTATCCAGGTTCGTCCATGCCCCCGGCCTGTTCAAGCAGGTGCGGGGGTCTCTTATGTCCAGTATACGCGACAGGAACCGAACAAGTGACGGTATGGGCGTGTCACGCCACCCGCCTTGTTCGTATTCCCGGTCCATTGTTACTCTCCGTGTCCGTCTAACTGTTCGATTATACGCCGCTGATCAGGGCGATACTCAACGGCTGATCGATTCCGACGGCTGACGCTCGCTGTGTGTCACTGCGCCAGACCTTACGTTCTTCATTTCGATAAAGCGGCCCTGCCATGAAGGGAAGCTCATCGGCGTAGAATCCGCAGCGGTTCCGCTGCAAAATGAGGGCGTTGCCGGCCGGCACCTGGCGCGACACCATCACGTCCAGGTTGAATATCTTCTGCGGCAACGTGCCCGTGTACATAAGGGATTCCGACGCGATATCGCCGATGTACGGCGCGGCGAACGTGGACGACTGGAGCAGCGTGTTCTTCGTCCCGTGGTTGATGATCAGCGTGTCGGCCTCGAACCCGAGCCACTGCGTCACGCCGCTCGGACTGACGATGTTGGCGTTTTCCACGAGGTACACGGCCTGCGCGATGTCCGCCCGGATCGTCGCCGAAGCGGACGCCCACGGGTTAGCGACGGCCAATGTCTGAATGGACGCATTGGCCACGACGGCAGAATAAAATGCCGTATTCCAGGAATACACCATTGTATTTTTAACCTGGAGCAATTGCCTTGTCACCGGGTCGATGGCCTGACGTCGGCGCATTTCATCCGACACCATGATGGCCATTGCGCGCTCGTGGGTGAACACCACGCGGGGCACGCCGATGGACGTCGGCACGACCGGCACCTCACCGAATTCCGGCCTGATCTCAGGGAAATCATCCGCGTAAAGCGGCGTGCTTTCCGAATAGCGCACCGCACCCGATGGGGCCGCGCCGCCCATCCGCAGCACCGAGTCCATGATGAACTCGTTCTGGGTGATATCCAGGATGAGCGCCGGAATGACCAGCGGGTCTTTCAGCAGCTCGTTTACGGTTATTCTCGGGCCGTCGCTATAGCCCCTCGCGCCAGATGGCATCTGGTCAGTCCTTCTCTCTTAAAGGACCCGGGCCCGGCCCAGGAAGTAGGATGCGGCGCCGGTGCCGCCGATCTGCTGGGTGAGCATCGCCGAGGACACGCCGCCCGGGTGGGTGCACACGGCCACCACCTGGTCCGCGGCGGGCCCTGCACCAGCGCCGGTGACCGCGCCCTGCGTCGCGCCGACGATGAGCTTCTGGTCGGTGTACGCCTGCCCGACGTACCAGACCCAGATGTCCCACCCGCCCGCGTAGACGGGGCAGTAGTCGGTCAGCACCGAGATGTCGATCAGGGCCTCGCCGTACGCGTTGGCGGCGCCGGTCTGGGTGGAGATGACGTTCGCGTCGGCGCCGGCGACACCTGAGCAGTAGATCGTCGCGGACGTGGCCACCTTGACGGTCAGGTCCGTGGTCCCGTACCCCTGGGTGGTCGGCATGACGAACTGGCCGCCGTAGATCAGGGTGGAGACCTGGAGGTTCCGTGGGCCCCTTGTGTAATGCGGGAGTACCGCAGTCATTTGCGGCCACGCCCCTCTCTATAGCTAGTCGCCATTGCTTACGCCCGGCCCTTCCGCTAGTTGGTCTCGAGCGGTCACGGCCCGCAGCGAGCCGGCGCCAATCGCGGTCACTTCGGCAGCGGACAGGTC